AATGGGTTCTGGTCGCCTAAGGAGGGTGATAACATTGTGAGGTTCCTCCCTGGGAAGAGTGATCCCCTGGATTTCTTTGTGGAGACCGCTCTTCACGCACACCAGGATGATCAAGGTAAGTGGCACTACTACAAGTGTCGTAAGATTGAGAACGAGCGTTGCCCTGTGTGTGATCTTTACTACGATCTTTGGAAGCAGCACAACGCCATGGGCATGGGCCGTGAGGATGACAGCAAGTACAACGCGATGGCTCGTATGATCAAGCCTCGTCCGCGTTTCTATGCTGCCGCTGTGATTAGAAGCCTTCAAGAGGAAGGTGAGGACCCTGTGAAGGTTCTGAGCATGAGCAAGCAGTTGTTCGACCGTGTGATGGCTGCTATGATTAGTGAGGACTTCCAAGATGAGTCTGACCCCGATAACACCACGATCATCGACCTTGAGAGGGGTAATGATTTCAATGTCCGCATGACCAAGCAGGGTCAGTGGCCTAGTTATGTGGAGTCTACTGCTAAGTACAAGAAGTCCCGTGCAGGAACGCCTGCCGAAGTTGCTGAGTGGATGGAGAATCAGTTGGATATTCATTCCCTTGGTGGGATTGATAGTTACGAAAAGGGTAAGGAGCTTGTGCTTGGACTTCTGGCCACTCTGAACCCTGTTAAGACCGAGACTACCTCGGACACTCCTCCGTGGAGTGATGATGGAGGATTGCAAGTATGATTACTAAGAGACTTTTCCTGCCAATGTTTGCTGTAATGGCATTGGCTTTCACGACAACGTCGTGTGAACTGGTTGATAATTTGTTCGAGGATAAGGTGGTGACCCTTATCAACAATGTTAGAATGGAAAGTCGGGACACTGCTGTCCCGGCAGACCTCAGTCTTCTCCCAGAAGGTGTTCGGGAAACTTTGAAGGAGAAGGGGATGCAGATTGTAGTTGTGGATAAGGCAGACGTAATGGATCTTAACGCAGCTACAATTGATGTACTAGACCCTGGCGAGGGTTGGGTGGGTAACGCGATTGATATTGGTTTGAGTTTTGCTAATACTGTTTGGCCGGGTATCGCTGCCCTGGAAGCTTTGGGCCTGCTATTTTCTCGCCGGAAGCGCAGGCACTACGGCGCAGCAGTCGTCTCCGCTGCTCCTACCAATGGTAAGATGGAACTGAAGGATGCTGTGGTCTCATTGGGTAGAGCTATTGGTATCGCCCACAGTTCCGAGGCTTCTAAGGAAGCCTTTGAGGGAGAGAAAGTCCAGCAAAGTGCTGGTTAATTAAAAAACGTAATAGTGTGGTTGTTTCTAACCCAGGTCTTCGGATCTGGGTTAGTTTTTTATATACATAGGACTATAATGCTGCTATGCGGAAGTTAAAGATCCTAGTTGTATATGCGAACCATGGAGGCTGTAGTTACTACAGACAATTATCTCCAATGAAGATGATGCAAGAAGAGCTTGCAGACAAGGTAGAGATTCGGTTCAATGATAACCCTCTTGAGGTAGACCCTGCGAAGAACTACGCGCCACCGGAAGACAAGCTCACTGACATGAATTGGGCTGATGTCGTGTTTGTGGCTAATATCCTTAAGTATGGGGGTCCTTATACTGGTCGCGTGATAGGCATAGCAAAGCAGCTTGGGAAGTTTGTACACTTTGATACAGACGACTTACTTACGGACCTCTACGAAGAGCATCACTTGTATGATACCTACAAGGATAACAAACTTGATGAGGTTACTAAATTCTGCTACCATAGTGCTGACCTTGTGACAGTGACACAGGTTAAGTTTGCACAAAGAATTAGACCATTCATAGGTAAGTGTCTTGCTGTTGTAAAGAATGTTTTAGATTACCAACTTCCTGCTTGGAACCATCCTAAGACAAAAGCAAAGTTCACACGTATTGGTTACGCAGCAGGCATTCACCACAGAGGTGATGTGAAGGTCTTCAATGCCATCCCGCACCTTGTCAACCAAAAGGTAGGCAGAGAGAACGTGCAATGGAACTTCTACGGGCATCCACCACCAGACCCCAACAAGCCTAAGACAGGGTGGGAAGCAAAGGTGTGGCCAGAATACATGCAGCAGCTTCTGAGAGGCTTTAAGGGGCAGAAGAACTACAACATACACTACGCACTACCCCCAGACGCTTACGGGCGTTACTACGCGGATATGGACGTTGCAATTGCTCCTCTACAGATGAACAACTTCAACGACTCGAAGTCGGACATTAAGGTTGCAGAGTGCTCACGTTACAAGATTCCACTGGTTGCTAGTAATGTTGGTTGTTACGACGAGACTATAATCAATGGGGAGACGGGTTACCTTATTGATCCTGACGCGCCGAAGTCTGAGTGGGTTAAGATCCTTAGTAAGTTATGTAAGGACAAGAAGCATCGCTTGGAACTTGGTCAAAATCTGCACGATAGGACCAAAGATTTGTATGATGGTCGTAAGCAATCCCGACTTCGCTATGACCTTTACTTGCAAGCTATTAAAGATACAAACCACCCACTGAAAGATGAAATTTAGTATTGTTGTCCCTCACTATGATCAGTCTATCTCTGATGAGTTTTTCAGAAGAGGTATGAACTGTTTGTTAGAGCAGACCTTCAAAGACTTTGAAGTCTTAGTGTATCACGACGGTCCAACGTCTAGGGAGATTCCAATGCCTGACGATGATAGATTTAAGCTTAGAGTCACTAAGGAGCGTGAAAACAATTGGGGTCACAGCAATAGGGCTCGCGGTATACGTAAGGCAAAGGGGGAGTATATTGTTCACTTCAACCCAGATAATGTGCTTTACTCTAACGCGCTAGAGGAGATTAACAAAAAATCTAAAGATCCCTTACCTATGAATTTTCCTGGGAAGTTCGACGATATTGTTATCTTTCCTATAAAGATGATGGGTATGCAATCTGTTGGAAAATTTGTTTGGAGAGATCAAAAGAATGCGGATACTCAATATATGACCTTTACTGGACACCCTGCTCTGAAGTATAACATAGATGCTATGCAGCTTGTGATGAGAAAGAATAAGTGGTTAGGTTACGGTGGGTGGTATGATACTTCGAAGGAGTCTGATGGTAATATGTATCCTAAGTTTGTGCATGAACTAGGTGCTCGGTACTGTGGTGATGTTTTAGGGGAGCACTGGTAATTATGAAAGCAATATTAGTTGGGAAAGGACCATCAATATCTTATCTACAAGAATTAGATGGGTATGACATAATTGCATTAAACAACACTATCTCCCATTGTATTAGAGTTGATGTAATGTTTATGAATGATGTTGAGGTTTTAGATATTTTAGCTAAGGAGGATATGGAGAAGGTTAAAAAACTTGTTCTACCACAATTCCCGCATAAAGATAGAGTTCCTGGCTCTCACTTCAAAGATGTTATTTTTAAATTTCCAAACTTAGAGCATTATGAGGTTCATAGACTTCATAATGAGCCGGAAAACAGAGACAAGTATTGTCATTTAGGTCTTCCTTATAGTGTTGGAATTACTGCTATGCAGTGGTTGGCTAAGGAAGGATACGAGGAGGTGATACTTTGTGGTATAGACGCTACTGGGGACTATCACCCTTCGTTTATCCTTAAGGATGATGAAGGGAAACCAATCAACCATGCGTGCTACGCTGAAAGTAGTAGTTGGTATATTCATAACTATAATATTATTTTACAAATTGCAGACAGTGCTGGAATAACTTTAGGGAGTTTTAATAATGCTTGATTTAGAAAATATAGAAGAAACCTTTAAAAGGATCGTTAACTCTTCGGAGTTTAGTAAGCTACAAGAATATTATAATTCTTGCGAACACATCTTCTTCTTCGGCCACGGCGGTAACATGGCAGTAGCAGAACACGCAGCTATTGACAACTCCAGATTGACCGATAAGAATGTGAAAGCCCCAGGGGGAGGAGTGTTAGTGACATCTATTCAGAGTGATACAAGCTATAATGATTGGTTACTGAACTGGTTGGATATGTCTACTAGGGGTTTAGATAAGTCTAAATGCTTGGCGGTGGGTATCTCCTGCTCTATAGGTAGTCATTCTTCCAACGCAATTGTAACGGCTTTGAATTGGGCAGAGGAGCATGGTTTTAAATCTGCTATGATATCTGCTCAGTATAACCCTTGCGGAAATTCTAATATTGTTAAAGTTGTTCAGGGGGTTAAGAACTACCATACGTCTGAACTTCTTTCGTTAGCCTTAACTTATCAATTTATTGAAGGAGCGGGGTTTAAATGTCCATCCCTAGTGAAGTAAGTGACGCACATGTTCCTCCTGGCTTTGAGTCAGAGTTAGATAATATTGCAGTAGACTTTGATGGAGTTATACACACTTTTGATAAGGGATTTTTTGATGGCACTTGTTATGGGGAGCCTATCAAGGGTTCCTTGCAAGCTATTAAGAAGTTATCAGAAACCTACAGGGTGGTTATCTTCACTGCTAAGGCTAGACCCGACCGACCATTGGTTAACGGCAAGACTGGTTTAGAGCTTGTAAATGAATGGCTTTATAAGCATGGATTTTCAAAATATATCTCAGAGGTAACTTGGGAGAAACCCAGAGCTAATTACTACATTGATGATAAGGCTATAATGTTTAATAATTGGGTTGATACTTTAACTTACTTATATGGAAGATAAATTAGATAATAGAGTGAAGGGTTCACGTTTATATGAAAACGATACTCTAAGTAACTTAGTCGCATCCTTAGATCAAATACACCCACTACATCGAAAAGTTAAATTTCTTTTAGATGTTAGGGGTGTTTTAAAGGTTAGCGGACTTAATGGTTGTTATGTTGAGTATGGTTGCTACCTTGGAGAGACTCTATACGCAGCTAAGAATATATTGAATTGCTTCGACCACTATTATGGTGTGGACTTATTTGATTTACCTTTAGGTGTGGATGAGGACCAGGATAATAGTTTTGACATGATTAATTCATTTAAAAGTGACTTTAAGAATGTTTCAAATTCATTTACGGGCTTTGATGATGTTAGTATAATTCAGGGGGATTTAACTTGTGGCTCAACTTACAATTCAATAGATTCAGGCAATAACCTCCTATCTGTTATTGATTGTAATTTCAAAGACGCTCTTGAGGCGAGTATACGTCACGCTGTTAAGAACTCTGTGAATGGTGGAGTAATATTCATTGATGACTATTTTACAAATCTAGAAAGAGGAAACCCCGTCGTTCACGACATATTTATTAAGACTTTAGACACTTACAATAAACGATCAATTGTTTTTAACAATTACCCTCCATTTGCTAAGGCTTTTCTAGTATTTCAAAAATGAAAAAAGTAACTGCCGTAGTCCCGGTAAGAAAGAACTCTCAAAGGGTTACCAATAAAAATATTAAACCTTTCGGGGATACTAATCTATTAGAGTTGAAATTGAAGGCTTTAATTAGCTTAAATCCTTACCTTCAGGATATAGTGGTGAGTAGCGATTGTAGTGATATGCTAAAAATAGCATCTGATCTAGGCTTAACTACCCATAAGCGAGATTCTTACTTTGCTAGCTCCAAAGCTAGCAATTCCGAGTTTTTTAGAAATATAGCTGAAAGCATTCAGTTTGAGAATATGCTTTATAGCCCAGTTACTTGTCCGTTTGTTGGTAGAGATACTTTTATAAAGTGTTTTGAACTTTTTAAGGGTGTGAGGAATGTCGTAACCACAGCGCCAGTGAAGCATCATATGTGGTTAGGGGGAACTCCCTTAAATTACGATATTAAGAATTCCCCTAATAGCCAAGATTTGCCCGACATCAGCATGATAACTTACGGAGCCTGTTTAATTAGTAAAGACGATATGCTAGAGTTTGGTAATGTTGTTACTGAAAGCCCAACATTTGTTGAACTAGATGAGGTTGAAGCCGTGGATATTGACACGGAACTTGATTTCAAATTTGCTGAATTTCTGTATACTCAAGGTCTATAATACGATCATGAACTTCAACGAATTCCAGAAAGAGTGTAAGCGAACTGCTAACCCTAACCTTACTTACTCTCAAGCTGCTCTTAATTGGGCTCTTGGGATTGCGGGTGAAGCAGGTGAGTATTGTGAACTCATCAAGAAGAGTGAGTTCCATGGCAAGATGTTAGACAAGGACGATGCCAAGAAGGAGCTTGGTGACGTTCTTTACTACGTTGCTATGGCTGCTTCTAACCTCTCTATTGATTTAGAGGAGGTAGCAATCGAGAACTCAAGGAAGCTCAGGATTCGATACCCTGACGGCTTTGTTGAAGGGGGAGGCAGACGATTCCCTAACAACGACTCTGAGGATGATGGGAATT